TAACCATACAAATACTAGCAATTCTTGTATGAGACGTTTGCTACGAATTAACGGAGTTTTTTGACGCATATACATTTCTAATGCAGATATCATTAATGGTCTAGTACGCGATGTAGTTGATACTCCAGGAACCATTTGGCTCTTATCCTTCATATCATAACCTTTTTTCAATTGCACAGATGCATCGGTATATCCGTCATCTTTATATGTATAATGTAAGTTTTGATAACCTCTATCTAATGCCGGTTGTATTGCGGCCCATCCAATGTTTGCATTTTCAATTGCTAGCAACGCATTGTTCCATTCTGTAGCTACTGTTACTAACATGTTGCCGAAATCATTAGGTGCAATTTTACCTTTATACTCCGCTACTTGCCTTACAGATTCTACATCAAATATTTGAAACGTGGAAAAGTCAGCACCATCACCTCGGGCAACGTCAGCTACTACTGTGTAATCTTTAGCGTAATCTGGATATTCCCATACCCAATAATTTCCATCAAAGCCGCGTCGTTCTACTGGATCTTCACAACGTTCATCATATTCTAAAAGCAATGGGCCATCAACTACAGTATGTCCGGAACTAACAAAGTCACAATCACATTCTTGTGCTGCACCTCGTTCTCCTAGTAACTGCGTTTGTTCATCTCGCCAAGCTTGATCTCGTTCCGGATGAACTTTCCAATGCAACCTGATTGTATGAAAGCCATTTATTCCAGATTCAGCATCAGCCCATGTTTGATGAAACCAGTTACCAACACCATTAGGAGTTGACAATACTATTGCACCCCCACCCGTTGATAATGTTGCTTGCGATGCTATCCATATTTCTTCAATATTGCGAATAAATGCGGCCTCATCAACTATTAGCAACGATAACGCTTCTGAACGTGCTCCTGTGGTTGCTGATGATACTGCTTTAATTTGCGAGCCGTTTTTAAATTTTAATGATAGTTTATTGTCAGCTTCTACCGTACCTTTCAACCAACTTGGTAAATTATCATGCATCACCCGCACTTTAGTTACTAAGTTTTTAGCTACTTCCTGCGTAGTTGCAATAACTAATACGTTAAAATCTTCTGCAAATAACATGCTCCATAAAGCAAATCCAGCTGACAAAGTTGAAATACCTAACTGACGAGACTTAAGAATAACATTGTAACGATTATCTCGCAATTCAGATAATGAATCTTCCTGAAATGGAAATAAATTAAATTTAATTTTACCTCGTTTAGGATGTTGAATATAACAATAATTACGCATAAAAAATACAGGATCTTTAGCACACATCATGTACTGTTGCTGTATTATCTGTTTTATACTTGGCTGAGACATTGTTATTTTACAACTTCAATGATTAATTTGCTAGTAAGTATAGTAGTTAATATTCCTCCACTAAACCAAATTGCTTTATGATCATACCATTTTGTTTGAAATCGTTTTTCGCGTTCTACATACAAATCAACATTCTTTTGTAACAAAGCAATTTGTTGTTCTCGATATGCAATTTGCATAGAATCCAATTCAATCAATTTGCCTTGTTTTTCTAACAAATGTTTTTGTTCTAAAATAATTTGATCGTTGATATCATTTAATTCAGTTAAAGAATCCAACGTAAATGATATATCTAAAATTTGTTGTTCCGTAAAACATGTATCTGCAATTTGAGAATGTGCGGTTAATGGAAACAATAATATAACTAGTAACTTTTTCATGAGTTGATGTTTTTAGGTTTACGACCTCTTTTTGTTTTATTTAAAATATTTTGTTTAGCATCAGCAACCGTTCTAGTTTCTGGTTTAATTTCTTGCTTTTTTTCTTCTAGCTGTTCTATAACTTGTTCTTGTTGTTTGATTTCTTGTTTAAGTTCTTCTCTTTGTTGAGCAATTACTTCTGCCTTTCCGTCAATTTTATCAACAGCTTGTTTGTTGTCATTAATTTGATCTTGTAGTTTATCTAATTTATTGGAATTGCGTCGTTTTGACGTAACTAGAAAAAATGCAAATGCTGCAGCAATTGCTCCTACGATTACCATCCAATATTTTTTAATTGTTTTCATTTTCTGTTCCGTTTAATTTTTTTAAAAAATCTTCTTTAAATTTATTAAATTCTGCTTGTATAGTATTTTCAAATTCTTCTGTAGTCATTTTTGCAGACCAAGTTTCTTTTTGTCCTTCGGAATTTGTTACGAATTCTTGTACTTGAGTGTAAGCTTGTTTCAGTAATGCTACATCTCGTTCTGCGTCTGCTAACCAAGCTAATGCATTTTCTCGTATTTTGTTTTGTTCATATTCGTCGTATTTACCGTCTTTTTTTAGTTCATGCTCCATTTCGATAACACAATCAAAACACATTCCATGAATTTTTCTCATTTTTTCATTGAGTGGATGTTTGGTTATGCAGGTACACGTTTCTTTACGGCAATTGGGATATGATCTTATTTCATCTCGTACTGTTTGTAATACTTCCGAAGTTTTTAATTTTTTGATGCGAAATCCATCTTTTTGTTCAATAACATAAGTTATTCCGTTGGTGTCAGTTTCTTCCCAAACTTCTCCAACTTGATGTTTTTCATTTTTCTTTGCTGTTTCATTCGCATCAGAAAACCCAACGGTTTTTTTGGTTTGAAACTTGTGTGTGCCGTCGATTAATTGTTTGACGGCTTTGATGTTTTGTAACTTTTTAGACATATAACTTTATTATGATTGTGGTTTTTGTTCTTCAGTTTCTTGCGGGTCGGATTCAGTTGACAATGTTGATATTTTCTTTATAGCAAACGATCTAAGCATTTTATAAAAATTACCTTTATCTTCTATATCAACTTCTTGCATTGCATTTTTTAGAATTTTATTTATAAGTTTAATTTTACCAATAGCGCCTTCTTTTGACAATCTTTCTGAAGCTTTTTGTATTAATTTATCGGTTTCTTCTTCTGGAGACGGTGCTGCCGGTGCTGGTGCACTAGCATCTGCTGGAGGTGTTGCACTAGCATCTGCAGGTGGAGTTGCAGTTGCATCTGGAGTTGGAGTTGCTGCATCTGTTGGTGCTGGTGCTGATGGGGCAGGTGCACCTCCTCCGGTTGGCATTGACCCCATATCTGCTGGCGGTGCGTCTGCAGGTGGTGTTTCCGGTGATGGGGTTGCGGCATCAGCTGGCGGAGTTTCCGGGGCTGGCGCTGCGGCGTCTGCCGGCGGCGTTTCTGGTGCTGCTGGCTCTTCTTCTGGAGCCGTGGCTTTTTGTTCGAAAAGTACTTTTTGAATTTTTCTTCTTACGTACTCTCTAACCAAACGTTCTTTTTGTTCTCTAGTTAAATTTTCTATTTTGTCTTTTAAAACATCTTTAACTTCTTTTTCTTCTGTATCTTGACGCTTTTTTAAACGTTTTGCTGCAGTTTTGGGATCGTAATCGCCTTCTTCAATATCTTTATACAATCTATCATCGTCATTGTATTTTGGAAACATTTTGCCGTCATCCTGTACAGCTTTATCTGTTTTACGCAAAACATTAAGTTGTTTGTCTCCAGTAGAACGTGGATTCAATGCACCTTTTTTATCGTCTTCAGTATAATCTTTAAGATCTTTTCTTGGTTTTGGTTTTTGTGATTTTTCAAAATCTTTTGGTGTTTTATACTTGCTTTTATGTTTTTGCGCCATTACAATTTTCCTTTTATTTTATATAAATATCATCGTGCGTATTTTAATACTCCTAAAATTTGATTTACCGGTGCAAATGCTCCCGTCATTTTGTATGTATTGCCTTGATACGTAAATACAACGCCTTCTGCCGGAACAACTGCATCAAAGCCTCCTAATTTTTGAATTCTTTGAAGTTCTAATTTCAGTTTATCTAAAGTAGCTTGATTTGGAGATGATTGTAGTTCCCTAATCAATTGATTCATTTCTGCTTTGATTGTTTGTACGGTTTGACTTGGATTTGCTGCTAAGAAATTAGATGCATTTTGCAAAACCAATACTCCTAATCTTAAAAAGATAGATTCGAATGGTTCTAAATTTTGTTTTTTGAATTTTTTAAAATCAGACTTATCAAATTCAGTTACCCAATTTACAAATTCTGCATTATCAATTTGTTTTTTAAGCATTGCAATATTAGTTGATTTATCATCAAATGACCAACGATATATTAATTTAGTTAAAATGTCATCTGGAATATCATAATTTAACTGTTGTGCTTTGCTTTGTATTACATCACGCCACCACGCTTTATGATAATCGCTTAACAGATCCGTTTCTTTTAAATTATAACGTTTTTGTAATTGATCAATTTCATTGAAAAATGCTGCTTGTTGATCTTCAAAATCATATACCCGTCCTAATTTGATTTGTTGTGGAGGAATAAATGAAAATGTTTTTTGCATGTGCGCATTTGCATCTTCAATAACACGTTGCATCGTTGCCCCTCCAGTTAAATCAGTTTCTACTTGATTGCCTTTTTCATCGAATTCAACCAAATTGT